ATATAGTTGGAGCGGGCACCATGGTCCTGCCGGGAATAAACATTTTTTTAATAAAACAATATATCCTAGTTTAATTAAAAATAATTTATTATAAGGAAAAAGCAAATTGTTAAAAGAATACGGAACTGAAGTACAACGCTTGTTCTTGGAAATGATGCTCCAAGACGCATCCAGTTATGTGCGTGTACAAAACATTTACAATGCTGAAAACTTTGATCGTAGTTTGCGTCCTGCAGCTGAGTTTATTGCTCGTCACGTCAATGACTATAAAACAATGCCTGTGGCAGAACAAATTGCAGCCGCAACAGGAATCAAATTAAATCATATTCCAGACTTAACGGAAGATCATTTTAATTGGTTCATGGGCGAGTTTGAAGGCTTTACCAAGCGCCAAGAACTAGAGCGTGCTATTTTAAAAGCCGCGGATATGTTGGAAAAGGGCGAGTTTGATCCTGTAGAAAAATTAATTAAAGATGCTGTACAGATCAGTTTAACAAAAGACATGGGCACAGACTATTTTGATGATCCCAAACGCAGACTAGAAAAATACTTCTCATCAGGCGGACAAGTGAGCACAGGCTGGCCCAGTGTAGACAAGTTATTGTATGGTGGATTCAGTCGCGGTGAATTGAACATTTTTGCTGGTGGATCTGGGTCGGGTAAGTCTTTGGTTATGATGAACATAGCTCTAAGCTGGTTACAGCAAGGTCTAAGTGGTGTTTATGTATCGTTAGAACTTTCAGAAGAACTATGTGCGTTGCGTACTGATGCTATGTTAGCGGGTATGAGCACAAAAGATATTCGTAAGGACATGGACACTACTGAATTAAAGGTTAAGTTATACAGTAAAAAATCAGGACAATATCGTATCAAAGCATTGCCAGCACAGAGTAATATCAATGATGTGCGTGCATACTTAAAAGAAGTGCAGGTACAAACTGGAATCAAAGTTGATTTTGTCATGGTTGACTATTTGGACTTGTTGATGCCTGTAAGTGCCAAAGTAAGTCCCAATGATTTATTCGTAAAAGACAAATATGTTTCAGAAGAGCTACGTAATTTAGCCAAAGAATTAAATGTATTACTTGTGACAGCATCTCAGTTGAATCGTGGGGCTGTGGAAGAAGTAGAGTTTGATCACAGTCATATTTCAGGTGGTATTTCAAAGATCAACACAGCTGACAACGTGTTTGGTATTTTTACAAGTCGTGCCATGAAAGAGCGTGGACGCTATCAAATTCAGTGTATGAAATCACGTAGTTCAACAGGTGTAGGACAAAAGGTAGATTTAGAATACAACATTGAAACCATGCGTATCACAGATTTGGGCGAAGATCAACAACAAAGCTCAGGATTTATTAAAAAGCCCAACGTAATGGATCAAATCAAAGCATCAAGCAGAGTGGGCATACAGGATGCCGGCGAAGAAGAAACCAGTAGCCCTGTGGCCGATGTACAAAGTGCTAAATTAAAACAATTATTGGGCTCAATTAAATCTAATTTTTAATAGACTAAACCTAAAAAAATCAATAAATAATAAAAAGGTTCTAGCCATTATGCAAAAGAAAACTCGTAGTTTATTAGAAGAATTGGACTCGATGTATATTGAACGTGATCAACGTCACGTTATTGAAAATCGTGCTTCCAACGTCATTGCATCAGCCATACGCTTGCTGGAATCCATAGAAGAAACATACACACCAGAGCAAGCTGAAAATCTCACACGTAAGTTGTTGAATGCTATCAAGCTCAAAGACCCTGGTAAATTTACCCGTACAGTGAGAAAAACAGATGCAAATTCATGAGCTAACCAACCCAACATTGACTGAAGCCGGAGTACTGCAGGGTATTAAATCCGCGGCTCAAGGCGTTAAAGGCGCAGTACAAGGATACCAGCAGTCCAAGCAAGATCGTGCTACACAACAAGGCATACAAAATGTTTCAGACCGTGCAGTTAAAGCCTGGACAACCTACGCCAAGCAATTAAAAACAGCCAACCCTGATCCTTTAAGATATGCTGAACTTTACAAACAGGCATTGATGGCATTTGTACAAAAGAATTTGCTAAAAGGTCAACCCATTGCCAATGCCATTAATCGTCAAGAAATAACTCAGTTAATTGATGCCATGACAGATCAAGCTGACAACCCTGCTGCCATAACCGGCCTGTTTCCCAAACTGGTACAACAGGCAGCAACATCCGCCACTGATGTGACGTCTGGTGCTGGACAGTTAATGGTCAAAGTAATCAATCCTGATCCTGCTGTGTTACAGTTCCGCAACAGGACCTATATTATCAACGACAAAGGCGAATGGGCCGATCAACAGTCTGGCACAGTGCCCGAACCAAGTTTTCAAGGTTTTTTGGATCAAGAGTTGGCCAAAGCAGTGCCTAATGCAAAACAACAACTAACTCCGCAAACACAACAAAAAATAGAATATTTGCCGGCTGATCCACAGTGGAAAAATCTTGACGGTGTGCGTGGATTTCAGGGTAAAATCTGGATCAAAGACAAAGCCGGCAAATGGTTTGATTACAACAACAACAGTCCTGTTGAAGAAACTCGTCCGCCCTATATCAACACATTAAACAAGTTATATAAGCAGGTTCAACCTGCTGGTGCTGGACAAGCCGCAACAATTGATTCTGTACTACAACAAGCTGGCATTGATCAAACAAAATTAGCACAGTTACAAGCAGCTGTCAAAGCCGATCCTGCTATGGCTGATCAATTAAGAAAGGCCCTGGGCCTATAATGAATTTAACCGAAGGCGGCAACATCTTTAAAGATGCGTCAGGGCGTGCATTAACGCAACGTATCAATCAAACCGATGTCAAGCCCACTATTGCTTGGTTAGAACAATTAACAGGCATGGATCTACAGGACAACACCCTGGGTTCAACTGGTCGCAAGCCCACATCTGGCGATTTGGATCTAGCAGTGGATGCCAATCAATTCACCAAAGAACAAATGGTGGCTCAATTAACACAATGGGCACAAATGAACAATTTAAAGCCTGAAGAATATATTCGTAAATCAGGTATTTCAGTACACTTTAAAACACCCATCAACGGACGTCCTGATTCGGGTTATGTACAAACAGACTTTATGTTTTTAAAGGATGTACCATTTTCAAAATTCATACTATCAGCGCCTGCTGACAGCAATTATAAAGGGCAGGATCGTAATGTCTTAATGAATAGCATTGCCAAATCAATGGGCTATAAATTAAATCAAACAGCTGGCCTACAAGATCGCGCAACAAATGAAATCATTAGTAATGACCCTGATGCCATTGCACAAATATTATTAAACAAAAAGGCCACAAGAGAAGATTTATTGTCAGTGGAATCCATTGTCGGAGCTTTGGAAAAGGATCCCAAAAAAGATGAGAAATTAAAAGATGCACGTGAGCATTTTGCTAGAGAAGGTGTGCCTTTTATGGAAGGTATGGAATTACCGCCACCTACAGGATACACAGAAGTAAACTTTTTAGCTCGCCTGCGTGATAGAATTGTAAATCAAGGTATGACTCCCATCTTTGAACGTCAACAGTTAAAGGAAGCTGCTGCTAGAATTGAACACTTGGAAGATCTAGTGTTTGAAAAAGGCACACGTGGCATAAAAGAAGCCTTGGCAATCATTAATTCCGCCGCTGAAAATACAGCAGAAACTACCACTGTAAAATGGGACGGAAAACCCGCAATTATCTGGGGCCGTAAGCCCACTGGTGAATTTGTACTAACAGACAAATCCGGCTTCTTAGCCAAGGGCTACGACGGATTGGCTACCAGTCCAGACCAACTAGCACGTATACAGAACATGCGTTCAGGTGAGCGTGGTGAATTAATTGGCATTTACGCTAAACTATGGCCCATGTTAGAAGCCGCTACTCCGAGTAATTTTAAAGGCTATGTACAGGGTGATTTACTTTATACCGAAACTCCGCAGGAACAAGCAGGTGCTTATGTATTCAAGCCCAACTTTGTTGAATATCGTATTCCTGCATCAAGTACGTTAGGTGCGGCCATCGGCGAATCTGAAGTGGGCATTGCTGTACATACAAAGTACGCTGATCCACAATCATCAGCTGAACCCATCAAACACATTTCTTTCAATCCGCACCCGGGACTGTTATTGATTGAGCCCACAGTAAAAGATATCAAAAATGTCACACCCAGCAGAAAGCTAGAAAGAGAATTAAGATCAGTTGTGGCACAAAATGGCACCGCAATTGACAGTCTTTTTAATCCTGCTGAATTACGTGCCGCTGGAATTACAGATTTGCCACAGTTGTGCAAGCGTTATATTAATTCAAGAATAATGACTAACTATGATAACTTGTTGGCAGACTTTGGACCTTGGTTGCAAAAATCAGTGACACCACGCAAGTACAACAACATTGTGGAATATCTACAAAGTCCAAGATCAAATCTAGACGG